AGAAACGCGCTTCGTTCAAAGCCCGGCACTCGAAGAACATCGCCAAGGGCAAGATGAGCGCGGCGTACTGGGCAGATAAGGTGAAGTGGTAATGGCTGAGAAGAAAAGCCCTACACCGACAAACCCCGCCCTGTGGTCTCGCGTAAAGGCTGAGGCCAAGAAAAAGTTTGACGTGTACCCAAGTGCGTACGCTAATGCGTGGGCCTCTAAGGAATACAAGAAGCGCGGCGGTGGGTGGCGTGGCCCCGACAACCGTGTGAAGAAGGGCAAGTAGAATGGCGAAAGGCGGACTCGGTAAGTGGTTTGGTGAGAAATGGGTCGACGTGAAGACTGGTAAGCCCTGCGGGCGCTCTGGTTCTGAAAAGTCGTCGCGGTCTTACCCTGCTTGCCGCCCTGCCAAAGCCGCATCAAAGATGTCCGCCAGCGAAAAGAAAAGTATGGCGGCTAAGAAAACAGGACCGGCGCGTAAATCATGGCCGGTTACACCGTCTGGAAAGCGGAGGACAAAATGAGCAAGATGTATCTACGGAACAAAGTCGACGGGTTCATTTACGATTGGAATGAGACGCTCGCCAAGAACCCGAAGTGTGAACCCGTGACCGAGGAAGAAGCGTATCCTGAGCGTTTCCTTGACAAAAAACAAGTGAAGCGCGTGCAGAAAAAGCAGGCTGAGACAAAGGTCACGCTTGATCTGTCTACCGATGACATTCCCGAAGAACCAGCGTATACTGCTCCAGAGATCGAAGCAGATGCGTCGAGGAATTTGCCTGAATGACACCAAACGAAGTCATATCGCAGGTCCGGCAGTTAGTTCAGGACACCGGTGCCACGCAGCGTTACACTGACGCTACGCTCCTTGGTTTTGTAAACCAAGCGATCAAGCGCATGGTTATCCTGCGTCCTGACCTTTTTGCCGAGTATGGGGAAATCCAGACTACGGCAAACACGCCGTTGCAGTCCCTGCCGTCTGACTCGATGCGGCTCATCGAAATCTATCAGGTCAAGGACGGCAACGTCCTGACCGAAGTAAACCGCGAGACCTTGGATCAGGGCTACCCCAACTGGGTGTCTGATCCTCCGGGTACCCCGTACAACTTCATGCGCCATGTGCGTAACGCCAACAAGTACTTCCTGTATCCGCGCCCTATGCCGGGTATTGTGCTGTTGGGTGAGTATGCCAAGGTGCCTGCTGACTATGCACTGGACGCTGAGATCACGGCCCTGCCGGATGCTTACTTCCCTGCGCTTATTGACGGTACCACGTTCCTTGCTTCGTCGATTGACGACCAGCATGTGAACTCTGGACGGGCCAAGCTGTTCCTTGACTCGTTCACTACGTCTCTCGGAAGCGGTGTAACCAATCGTCCGCTGACGGATGCTGAGTCCGCCGGTATGGCCCGTGGAGACTTTATCTGATGGCTAAACGTACGTTCGCATCTTTGGCTTCTCGGGTTAACCCTAGTGTACCGGGGTGTTCGCTCCCCCTCATGGTGGAGCATATCCGTAATGCGGCGATCATCGCCTGCGAGCGTACCTTGGCGTGGCGCTACGAGCAGCCTGCCTACAACCTGACACCGGGTAAGTACGTCTACGACTACAACAAGCCTACGGACACAGAAGTCCACGCGGTGATGCACGTGGCGCTGAATGAACATGAGGCGCTCAGCCCGATTACACTGGATCAGGCGACTGATTTGTTCCCGGGTTGGGTTCGTGCGTCCACCACAGCACAAGACATTGCAGATAATGGCGGTCAGCCGCGCTTCATCGTGCAGGTATCGCCCTCTCAGTACAACGTGTTGCCTCCGCCCAACGCGGACAAGACATATACCCTGCGCATGATCTACGCGCTCAAGCCGTCTCGCGCTGCTGGTGAGATGGACGAAGGCGTGATGAACCAGTTGGAAGAAGCGATTGTCAGTAAGACGCTCCAAGACCTTCTGGTGCTGCCGGGTACTGCATGGTCTGACCGTGAGTTGGCGTCTTACCACGCCAAGCAGTTTATAGCCCGTGTGAGTGAGAATCGCGCGCACGCAAACATTGGTCGCATGAGGGCTTCGCTTACCGCGAAAGCCCCGCGCTTTGCATAGGAGGATGCCATGGACGCAAGATTTATGGATTCTCGTATCCGGCTCGTACAGGGCGACACAGGTCCACAGGTTCAGGTAACACTGACCGACGAGACAAGCGGTAGCCCGATCAACCTATCCGGGGCTACGGCTACCTTACACTTCCGCTCTGAGGCGACTGGCACGACGCTGTTCAGCCGCCCAATGACAATTCCAGTGGCTACGGCCACACAGGGGTTGGCAACCGTGGTGTGGGGTGCAACCGATTTGAACCAAGACCCGGGGGATTATGAGGGTGAGATTGAGGTGGTTCTGGCCACTGGCATCCGCCAAACGGTGTATGACACCCTGAAATTCCGTCTTCGTGAGGACTATGCGTGAAGCTGTATACGGATAGAAAGCGCATCCGCGCTGCTATCCGCGCAGCGCAGATCAAGGCCACAACCTCAGTTGCGGCCTTTCGCGCTTCTGTGGAAGTGCCTTACATCCGCATCAAGGCGGTCACTGGTCGCTTTATCAAGCGGCTCCAGTTCAGCGAGAACTTGGCACTGGCGTCCATCGCCAAGGCGCTGTTCGGAAAGAACATCACCGACAACGTGGGTCTCACAGACCTGCCAGACATTGTTCCGAACAAGCGTTTTACCAATGGTGTTGGCGCAGGCGAGCAGCTTGATCCGTTTCAGATTGCCAAGGGGCTGACCGAGAATCCGAAGATCGAAGACGGCGACTACTTCGCTGAGGACTATACGATCTACGGTTACACCATCGCGTCCTACGAGATCGAACTCCGCAAGCCGTTCACTGAGACACCGAGCATCACTGACTTGCCGGACATCGTACCCAATAAGGGTCTGTCCAGTGGTGTAGGTGCGTTTGACGGTATCCTGAGCAAGCAGTTCGTCGCGGCGACCAGCACAGTTATGACCGCAGACATCACCGATGTCGCGGCTTCTTATTTGATCCGCACGCTGAACAACACGGCGCGGGCGCGTGAGTCGCTTGCAGGCGACACGTCGAAGCCACTTAGCGACACGTGGAGTGCGGCTGACGCGCCTGCTGTAACTTTTGCTCGTCCTGTGGCTGACGCGGGCGAGACCGCTGACGTGGAAACGAGACAGTTTACGAAAGCGCCTACGGACACAGGCGCGACGGCTGACTCTGAGAACTTGAACTTTACCAAAGGACTGGCTGACACATCTGTTGCTACCGCTGGAGACCCCGTGTTTTCTATGACCGGTGTCCGCACGGACAGTGCAAACGCAGTAGAATCTATTGTGTTAAAACCAATTCTTGGTATTATAGACACGCCAGCAGTCTCGGATAGTGGCTCTTTGCGTATGCAAGACTACTGCTCGTTTGACTACTTTGCACAGGATTACGTCGGGACATCCCTGACTTTCTGAGGAGAGATTGAATGAACTCACATGAGAATCTCGGCTTGTCGGGTCGCCTGACTATTGTCCTTAAAGATGCTGAGGGCAACGTCAAAGATTCGCGCGAAATCAAGAACCTTGTTGTCAACTCGGGTCTTGCTTACATCACCAGCCGTATGCTCGGCACCTCTACCAACGTAATGTCGCACATGGCCCTTGGCTCTGGCACGACTGCTGCGTCGGCGGGTGACACCGACCTCGGCTCGCTTCTCGGTTCGCGCAAGGCGCTGACCAGTTCGACGCAATCTGGCTCGAACAACGAGAGCATCATTTACGTGGCAACCTTCGATCCGGGTGAAGGCACAGGCGCAGTTACCGAAGCAGGTATCTTCAACGCCTCCTCGTCCGGTGTTATGCTTTGCCGCACTGTGTTCCCGGTCGTGAACAAGCAGGCTGCTGACACCCTGCAAATCACATGGACCGTAACTCTGTCGGCTACGTAAGGTGACACATGGCTACCATCGTAACGCGCTCTGGCAAAGGCTCTCCCCTCACAAACGCTGAGGTCGACGCCAACTTTACGAATCTCAACGACGACAAGGTTGAGACTTCGGCCATCTCTGCGTTCGGTGGTACGCTCATCGACGACGCTGACGCGGCTACTGCCCGCACAACACTTGGTCTTGGCACCGCTGCTGTACAGAATGATGACCGCTACGCACACCGGTCAAATAATCTCTCCGATCTTTCTGATGCAGCAGCGGCGCGGACCAATATCGACGTAGATCAGGCGGGAACCGCTCTCGCTCTGGCGATTGCTCTGGGGTGAGATGAATGGCAAACGTTTTCAAAAACTACACAGCAGCCTCAGTAGGAACAGGCGGGTCGACGGTCTACACAGTCCCTTCCTCTACCGTGGCAGTTATCATCGGGATGAACTTGGCGAACCGCACAGCGGGTCAAATCGCCGTGGATGTCCAACTCGGCTCGACTTACATCGTCAAAGGCGCACCGATCCCCGCAGGGTCGGCGCTGTCCGTTCTGGACGGTAAGATCATCGCTGAGACGACTGAAACCATCACAGTAACTTCGGATACCGCCTCCTCGGCGGACGTAATCCTGAGCGTTCTGGAGCAATCGTAATGGCTGGATACATCGGCTCTAAGGCGGTCCTTCTTAGCACCACTGCGGCGGTGGTTACTGGCGATGCTCAGATTGGCGGTGATCTTACCGTGGACACCAACACGCTATTTGTGGATGCGGCGAATAATCGGGTTGGGATCGGAACCAACAGCCCCGCCTATGATCTGGATGTTACAGGAACTGGCGACACTACCATTCAGGTAAAAGCCAATTCGTCTGGCGCTGGCGCTGATGATGATGCCTCTCTAGTTCTGGAT